GGTCTTTTAAATCCTGAAGCAGTGCCTCGTATGCACCGATCTTGCCCTTAGCATAATGTAATTGTTCTAAGTTGTCTACACCATAAACAATATGATCTTTAGTTTCGTCAACTCTTTTTCTTATAAAGTGTATTACACTTTGAATAGTATCTGGATCGTGCATTTATTTTTTCTTCTCTGGCGCGTATAAATTGTTAAATGTGTATTCCCAATCCATGTAACTATCGTGTGCTTCTGCTTTATGAGTCCACTGTGATGGAATAAAGTCCGGTGGACCATTCCCTGTTACCCATAATGCTGGAGATGTAACTCTTACTCGATTGTTAGGTAAAGCTACAAAACACCCTTTCCACGGACCTTCGGTTAAAGCTAATACATGCGATTGTTTGTGCTGTGCTGGATCATCAGCTATCTCGTTATTTGTATAATCAACCGTAAAGTAGTATTTAGCCGTATAAAACTCACCTTCAATACGAGCTAGCCAAGGACTAGAGCTTGTTCTATCAAATACAATAATAGAATGATCCCTGGAAGATACATCCCAAGGTTGAGCAATATGTGTTGGCATAGGTGGTGGCATTTCATCCAGAGGTTCATCTTCAACTAATGCAGTAATTGGCATACGCGCCCACATCGCGCCACCGTGAGGATTCTCTGTGCGGTTTTCTTCATCTTCGCATCCAGTAAACATAACTTGAAAACTTAAACAACGATCTGGGATGCAGGTAACTGCAATAACATAACAGTGTAGGAACTCACCGTGATAAGCACGATGGTTGTGTGTAAATTCTTTTCTAACCCATGCCTTTAAAACTAAAGGTATGTTTGATATTAAATGTGACAAGTTTAACCCTTGGTTATTTTATATCCCATTTGTTTAGCAGCTGATCTTAAACCAGCAACTGACATTTTAGCTCCGCCTTTAGCGTAACCTTTAGCCATCTTACCACCCATAGCTTTCATCATTTTAGCGCCACCTTTAGCATAACCTTTGGCCATCTTACCGCCTCTAGCTTTTAATAATTGCACTCGTGGTTTAGGTGATGAACCCTTACGTGGTTTCATCCCTTTACTAGGTTTAGCTGGTTTTTTATCTGGCATCATTGCTTTAGGTCTACTTGGTTTACCTGGTTTTCCTGTTTCTCTTCCCATGTCCTACCCCTACTTAGTGAATTTACCGATTGATTTTAACCCAAAACTGGCACCAATGGAAGCCATAACTGACCATTGTAACCAATCAGGGAATGTAGCTAAAAATTCTATACCTTTTGCTACATGTGGCTGGAAATATGGAATGAAAGAAAGAATTATTATAGCGATAAAACAAATAGTCCATGCTTCATCCTTCCACGAATCATCACTTGCCTTTGCCATAGCGGTTTCCCACTCAATTTTACCTTCTGCTACCTTTTTTTGAACTGCTACTTTAGCGTCAATCTCTGCAATTTTAAGTTGGCTTTTAGCCACGGACTGTTTGCTTTTGTTATCAAGATACTGTGTAGCTATTTTGCTTACGCCTGAAAAAATAAGTCCAATCATTATTTAACTCCTATAAATTTTTGACCTTTAACTTGAATACCACTAACACCTTGATAAGGACTTCTTACACCTGCTTCACGATGCGGACAACCACCTTTTTTTAAACCTTGTGGAAGAGGTCCTCGTCTAGGTGGTACAGTTTTTGTAAGTTTTTTAAAAGCTTTACTTGCTCCTTTAACAACTTTTCCTGTTTTTGTAATTAGACCCAAACCTGACAAATCTAAAGCTATTTCCGCAACAGTGCCGACACTTTTTGCAAATGCTTTTCTACTTCCAGGATTTTTATTTTCTGCTTTACGCTCTTGTTCTAATCTTACTTTAATTGGAGATTTACCACGTCTTTTACCGATATTTTGTGCCATTATTTACCTCCTTTACCAGTGTCTTTTTTCAATTTATCACGCATGATATCTAATTTATCATCTGCTACTCGTATTCTTTCTTTACCAGCATCTTCACTGTCTTCACGTTCCATCTTATCTAGGTCAATTCGTGCATTAAACTCTTCTTGTGCCCTATCCTCTTTTAATAAGAACTCTTCACCTTTACGTTGCATATCGGCAGCACGCATATCTAATTCTTGTTGTTTCAATCTAACCAATGGATCATCAGCAGGTTGTTCTTGTGCAACTAATTCTTCTGTAAGTATTTGTATTCTTTCCGCGTGCACCCCATCAAAAATCTGTCTAAATCCTTCTGGATCAGTTTGTTGTAATTGCATAACATCAGGCTGCTCTTCTTGAATTGTCAGTAAAGCTTGAGCTTTAGCTTTAAAGGATATGTGTTCACTAATGTGTGCTTGTAACAAAGCATATACTTGTGGGTTCATTTGTACCATTCTTGATTTCATAAATGCCATATGAGCAAAAATATGCGCATCATGGTTTTGAAATTCAAATGCTTTGAGCGGTTTCATAGCTAAAGCGTCTGCATTTTCTAATGCAGGGTCTTTTGGTTTTGGCTCTTCTTGTTTTTTAAGTAAAGTATTAATGTCTTTTGTGCCTAATGCTGCATAAACACGACGATATGCTTCATGGACGTTGTGCATTTGTGGATTTGACTGCGCAATCTGCAATTGTGTCTGCGCTAATGTCACTCTTTGTGCCATTGAAAAGATATTTGGGTCTGCAACCGGTATAACATCGACTTCTGGACTAAAATCAGCTTGTTTTACCATACGATCCCCACCGTAAACCGCATATGGGTACACTGGAGGTAAGTATGAAGCAAAAACATTGTTCATAAGTCTAAATTCTTGTCGCATTGCATAATAGCAACGCTTATGTATGGCACTCATGACTCTAGAACCACGTTCTAGAAGAGCAACGGTTGTACCAACCGCTCTATTTTTACCATCTTCACCAACTTGCATGTCTGCAATCGCTGCAAAACGCTGTCCAGCCTGTACTACAAAGCCTAAAAGTTGAAATAAAGTCTGACTTGGCTCTTTAAATGGTAATTGCATGAAAGAATCTTGTATTCTACCACCTACAATGTCTACATCTCTAAATTCACCTGGTTGAAACGGTTGATCGTCATCACGAATACGCATACCACGAGTTTTAAAACCAGCAGGTAAGTTAGCTAGTGTACCTGCATCCAGTAATTGTCTAAGTGATGCGGTTGCAGTTTTACTTAAACCACCAATCATGTGTATTAAACCAAAGCCATAGAAGCCTAGACCTGGTAAAAATTTGTAATGTACAAAAAATTCTTTACGTTTTAATAACGGATCCTCAGGTTCAAAGTTACGATAAATAGATAATATTTCTCTTGAACCTTCGTCTAATGTAACGACATAAGGTATTTTAATATTTTTTTCATCACTTTTGTCTTCAGGATCTTCTAAATCTAAATCAACGTGCATCTCTAAAACATTAAACTGATAATCACCATCAGCATCGCCAGAACGACTGACACCACTTAATTCACCATATTTATCTTTTATATCGCTGTCGTCCATACGACTTGGTAAAATATCAACATCACGATAAAAACCTATCTGTTGTTTTTTTAAGATATCGTTTTCGCTCATGCGAACCAAGTGTGTAATACGCTCACAGTCTTTTAAATCTGTAGCGTAATAAGGCACTACTAAATCTTCTGCTGGTACAAATTTTGAGACTGCTCTTTGCATGACATCATCAAAATAAACTTTTTTAAACGCAGATCCAGCAAGTGGTAAATAAAATAATAATTGATCAAACTCAGGGGTGTATTCTTCCATCTCCTCAGTAATCATATAGTTCATAAATTCTTCAACACGTTGTGCTTGTGCTTCTTTTTCTGGTGTCAAAGCACCAACGACTTTTGAACTAACCGGTCCATCAGAAGGTAACAATTCCTTGTAAGCTTGCGCTTGAAACTGTGTCACTGATTCAGCTAACATTGGATGGGTCACTGAACTAGCACCTTGAAAAGGTCCGCTTTCATTATTGTATTTAAAACCTAGTAAATCTAAACCAGAAGTGTACGACTTTTCCCAATCACTTCTTGATTCTTTATCTTTTTTATAATCAGCAAGTAATTCATTAGCTATTCCATCTAATACTCTTTCATCCATATCTTCAGCAAGATTTGCATAAAAGTCTTGTTCTTGTTCTTGAACTTGTTCTTGTTCAACAGCATCCTCGTCAGTAATTTCTACATCAACAGGCTCAACTGCATCTATTTCTTCTTGTGTTACTTCGATATTATCTTCAACGGCCATGATTATGTTACCCTTGTTTTTTTGTTTTTTCCTAGTTTACACTTAACTTGCACATATTTCCCAGTTTTTGCACTCATAGGAATGGCTGTAGGGATAGCACCAACTTTTTTAAGTGGATTAAACCTTGATGTCGTACTGGCATATAGTCTTTGCAGAGCCTTATTTTTTGAGGCAATTTCTCTAATCCCAGCAGTAGATTTCTTTCGCTTTCTTTCACTAAGTAATTCTGCAATTCTTTTATCTGTAGTCATATCAAAAGTCTACCATTTAAATATATTGACTGCTAGACCGCCTTTACTTCTATACAGTTTTAAAGGTTTTTGTTTCATCTCAGGAGTGACTTTTAATCCGAATACATTGTAATAGTTTGTTGGATCATCAGCTGGTATGTGGTAAATATTTGTCGCATCATCTAAACTATCGTAAGCAAGCTGTGCTTCGGCTTTTGTTTTAAAAGCAGCCAAATGTTCATCGTGAAGGTTTCGAAAACTTTCATCACCATATTTAATTGTTTGTCCACCTGCATTTCGATTGGTTTTTCCAATTACTTTATAAGGTTTGGTTGGGTCTGATTTTGCCACCTGTATTGTTTTTGCTTCTGTCTTGTATTGTTTTGCTAAATCTATTAAAACTTTTGGTAACACAGCATCGGCTTTTTCATTTTGTCCTCGCAGATCATAACCTTTATAGCCCATTTTACCTTTGGCACTTCCATAAAACATTAAGGAACCAATTTTTTTATCGCCTCTTTTTGTTAAAGATACAGCCTCAGCTGGATTTATTGCAATAAAGTCTACATCATTTTTTGCAGCTTTTTGAATTAAATGTCTCATAGCATGTGCACCCCATTCTTGTCCGTTTACGTTACTGTAATAAGGTTGAAATACATTGCTTACTTCATAGTTAGACTGCGCTCTTCGTACATCTAATTGACCTTTAGTGCCGTCTTTTTGCAGTCTTTCTATTTGTTTATATTCATTTTTTAATTTTGTATATGCTTTCATATTTTTTTGATCTAATAAACCTTTTTGTAATACATCTTCTATTTCATGGTATTTTTGAATTCGTCTGTCAGTAAACAGAGGAGCTAACTGGTCATTGTTTACCGGATTTACTCTTGTAGTGTTTGTTCCTTTATTTATATTTTTAGCTACTTGTTGTTGTATATCAGATTGTATTTCATCTAGTACATAAACTTTTTGATTTAAATCACCTTTTGCGCTGCGCATACCATACCTTAAATGATATAATATGTTATGAGCGTCACCTCCATAATGAGCACTAATATTTTCTGTATATGAACCAAATCTATCATCTCCAAAAATATTTTCGCCTTTTATACTACCTGTTTTACCACCTTTAAAAAGCATCACATCTTCAAGATATTCTTCAGCACCAAAAAAACGATAAGAAGGTTGATCTGAATTTTTTGTATATCTTCCTGCAACTTGTTTATCTTGAATCATTTTAAAAAAATCATCTGCGGTTTTATTAAGTTTATCAAACACTACCTTGTACGGTATACCTATTTCGTCAAAAGAAGGTGCTAATTTTTTAGCTGACACTAATATGTCAGCCATATCACTTACAAAATCTAAATCCACTCCTTCACTAGGTTTTAAAGTTGCACCCATGTTTCGCAACTGATACATCACCTTAGCTCTTTTGTAAGTAGATGTTGCATCATTTACATGATTAGTAATATCATTTAACAACTGTTGCTTAACAGGCATCGTAGTTAATTTATTTGGTAACTCTTCACTTGCCCTTATGAGCCTTGAATAAATATCATCAAACTGATCAAAAAAATCTTGTGCTAAAGCATTAGCCCCACGAGGTACACCATATTCAAGAACAGTAGTATTTAAAGCAGGATTTCGTTTTACTAAATTTAATAAGGAGTTAGCTGAAACAGAGACATTATTGTCTTGTGCCAATTTTAGATAACCACCTACTAGGTCATTATTTGCATCAAAGTAAGCTATGTTAGTATCTTCTAATTCATTTCTGGTTAACTTTAAATCAACATCACTGTGGTTTTTTAATAAATTTTCTTGACCTTTTTGAGTTTTATATTTTTGTAATGGTTCTTTTAAACCTTTTTTAAAATAATCGGCCCAAGCAATTGCTGGAGCTTGGTACCCTTTTTTTGCGGTAATATTTGGAAAAAGAGATATTGCATCAAATAATGCAGATCCATTAACCGACGGGTCAGCGCCTTCTAATAAATTACGGCCACCATTGGTGTATGGATTTTTTTTAACAAGTTCTCTAGTTTTTTCAAATCCTTGTATTTCTTTATTAAATAAATTTATTTCATCTTGTCTTTCTCTAGATATTTTTTGTGCATCTTGTTCATTGCGTAAAACCATAGCTTGGTTTTCTTTTGGTGTATTTGGAGCTTCAAGAGGGGTACTGTCTTTTTTTTGCAGGTCATCTGCTTTGCCGGTTAGAGCTTTTATACCTTGATAAATTTGTTTACCTTTTCGTATCAAAGGCACACGCTGAGTAACAGCTAAAGCTGCAAGACCAAGCGCACCAAGTTCACCTGCTCCTAAGCCCTCATCTTGTTCTACATTTTCTTTTAATTCTGCCATACGCTCTAGTAGTAGTTATAGGTTTTCTCAGGTAAATCTTCATCATCTTTATAATCCGAGTATAACTCAACAAAGTTCCCTTGTCTGTATCGTAGTATGGCCTGAGTCGTGGAATCTACATAGTCATCATTAGCACCATTAGGAAAGGCAGCACATTCGTCAATAACGTCTTCGGCAAATTTTTCACCATACGGATACCAGACGGCTCCACTTTCAAAGACCGGGGCACAACTGTTTACTCTGGTGTGTTTATCATTTCCACGAGTTGGTGTGAATGGTACCACTGGAATACCCATACGTCTTAGCTCTTGGGTCAACGGCTCACCACTCGCTTTCTGCTCAACAATAATCGTTTCGGGTTCCCAATACTTCTGTGCGTCGAGAGCCACGGCTTTAAGTTCTGGAAAATCATATTTACCCCGTATGGCATCCAATAAAATAATATTAGGGGCCCCTCCTTCCTCTGGAAAAAAGACCCCCCAGGTCGTAATCGCACTGTAGTCAGCCGTTTCTTTTTTCGAAAACGCTGTGTCGTAACTTTGTATGACATGTTGTAAATTAGGTAGATGGTCCTCGTCCCACGGTTGCCACCAGTCACGTTTGAGAATCGCACCTTCCTCACTAGTTGGATTCTGCATATACTGCGCTGACCAGTTTCTAATCGGAATAGAAGCTTTAATTTTTTCGAGTTCATCCAGCTCCCAATACTCAGGCCACACTGGGTTCCCTGAGTCGAGGATCGCTGGAAACGAAA